CCATAGTAGTATTATACTATTATTTAGGCTTTTCCGGAATGAAACACTTACTTAATTAAAGTAATTCTGCAATTAGTTGACTAAAAGAAAATGAAAATGAAGATTCTATTTGTTCCGGGTCTTTATAGTTATAAGTTATACCAGTTAAATTAGTAATAAAAGCTTTTGTAAACGTCCACTGGATTTTTTTAACATTATATTCATCTAACCCGTAAACTGTTACTATAGTTTGGTAGGGCTGTAAATTTGCAGGACCAGAATATCCTGCAGGGGAAGACGGTAATGTTACCAGACCTTCACTATCTAAAATACTTTCCCGTGCATTATTAATAAGATTAAGCCATTTCCATAATACCCACCAATTACTAAAAGTATTATCTACCGTAAAATTAACGGTAATTAATTCATAATTGTCTCGTTTACCTGAAGCAACGTTTAAAGTCTGGCCCCCGAACGGTATCGCCACCGGTTGTATAGTAGAACTAGGTATAACAGTACCGTACACAGAAAACTGTAACTTGTCTAAATCTAATGAAGATGATTCTCTCGTATTTTGCCCGGCTGTGTTAATTTTTTTTAAAGCATCAGGTAAATTTAATACTAATAGAAATTTATCTTTTCTATTTTTATTGAGAATAGATTGCTGTATTTCACTCATGCTTTAAGACGCTCTTCTGCGACGCGCTGCACCACCGCGCGGCGTTACAACATCTTGCAGGTAGTATGCGTATATATCATTTCCTATTTTTCCTACTAAAATTCTATCTTCTGTACCTACCCCGGGTAGCATACTTTTAATTTGTATATAATTTTGTTTAGTAGTATCTAAACGTTTTATTATATTTTCAAAACGGTCAGCTGCTTCTGGATTTAAATCTCGTATTTTATTTACTAATGCTTCGTAGTTAGGAGTACCTATGTTAATTTTTTTATAAACATATCTTGTATCTGAACCGGTTGGTGTTGGTTCTTGAGGGTTTTTAATAAAAGCTTTAATAACATTAGTGTTATTAACTACAATATCTAGCTCTCTAGTGTCATATCTTATATCGTACCCGCCTACTTTTGCTATACCAGTTAATATATTACCCGGATCATTTGCAAAATCTTGCATACTATTTTTAAAACGGTCCCACCGGGATAATCTCGGGGACGTTGCCGCCGCACCTGGTGGTGGCGGGTCCATCAAATCTGGGTCTATAGTCGGAGAAGCTTCTTTTATAAAATCTTTGTATACAGTATTAAATTTATTAAATTTCATAATTTTATTTACTTTGTTAGTATGAATATATTTGCAGTCGGATTAAACGCTATTTTAATACTACTCGTACTTAATCCGCGCGGAGTTGTTTTAATTTTTTCTAAATCTATATCATAGAAAGCAGCTATTCCTCGAGCCTCTTCCGGGGTCAACGGTACTATACCGTTTTTCTTTGCCTTTAAATTTTCTATTTTTGGAAAAGGAGTCTCCTGGTCCGTATGGCTCTTTGCTATCATACGCACGCTTTTTCCTTTAGTATTAGTCATACTATTAACCCCAGCTGTTAGACTTCTATGCCGCGGGCCTCTTTTTTCTTGACTATTTAAAGAAAAATAATTTTTAAATTTTTCTTCAGCAAGAGAAAGTCTAACATCTTTCTTAGATATAACTCCCTCAATTAACTTATCTATCCATCCTTCTCTGCGCAATTCTTTATAAGCCAAATTTTCAGCTGAAAATTCGCCGCCTTTTTCTAGGCCTATCTTGCGCATACTCATAAACTTTTCTTTAGCATTCTCTGCATTTTCTATAGTACATTCTGGACTGAGAGCGTATTTAATAATATCTAACATTGCTTGTTTTTTAGTTAAAACCAACTTTTTATCAATTTCTGTTACATTTGTAATAGGTTTAGGCTCTACTAACCATTCATTTCTTTTTAAAGAATACACCCCTGTAGAGTAATGTGCTTCAGAAACATCTTGTACGTATAGTTCCACTTGATAATCTTTTATAGTTATATTACGAGTAGTATTCCAAACAGTTTTTTTTGCCCCAAAATAGTCTTTTAAAAGTTTAGGATCTGCTTTATACTCAGAAAAATCTGTAAGAATATGTAAATCAAAATCACTATATACAGTATAGTTATAGTTTGCTAATGAACCAGTTATAATAACATCAACTACGTCAATATCTATTTCAATAAAATCTATAAATGCTGACGCTATATCCATTAATTTATCTCTAATTTCTGGCTTTAGTACTGCTCCATCCCAAATAACCGGGTTTAAATCGGTATGAAATTCGTATGTAGTTGTGTTTGCAGATGGTTCCATGCCTTGTAAATATTTACTAAGTGAGCACATATTTAAAACTCTTTGAAGATATTGTTAATACAAATAATCCAGATGTCTATAAACAGAAATTGGATAACATTGTTAAGTACCTTAAAAATAAAGATAAGATATTATTTTTAACAACGTCTAATCGTTGGGAAGGAGATAAAGAAAAGCCCAAAAGCACACTTTTAGCTGAACATATTAAATCTGAAATTGGAGATAAAGTAGAAATTATAGATGTTAGTAAATTAACTATATACTGCTGCGAGGGTAATGTTAGTAGAGCTGACGGTAATAATTGTGGAGTTAAAGATGCTGCTCTTAAAGATAAAGAAAAAAACCCTACTGGTAATCTTCGGTGCTGGGCATCTTATAACAATAAAGATGACGAATTATGGAAGATAGCTAACCCACTATTTGAGTCTGATTGTATTATGTTTTTTGTTAGTATTCGCTGGGGCCAGACAAATAGTATCTATCAAAAACTCATTGAACGTTTAGACTGGCTTGAGAATAGACATACCACTCTAGAAGAAGATAATATTATAAAAGATAAAGAAGTTGGTATAATTGCTATTGGACAAAATTGGAACGGCGAAAACGTAATTAATACCCAAAAACAAGTATTAAATTTTTACGGGTTTAAAGTAGTAGACGATCTATGCTTTAACTGGCAGTTTACTAAAGATAAAAACGATGAAAGCCAGAAGAGTTATAAAGAAGCTCCAAAGACGTTTGAAAAAGTCTTTGATGTAAAAGTTTAAAAGCCTTTATACAGTCTTATAGCTCTAGGCAGACCAAATAAATTAGCTTTAAAATTACCTTCTGCTTCTGCATCAACATTGTGGTTAAATTGATTAAAGTATCTGACTGCATCTTCTATTGATTCCCAGTCAGTATTTTGTACTACATGCTCCATAGTTTCCACGTGGTGATCTAGTTCATATACGTCTCTGAAGTCCCATTCCCAGTGCACTAATTCAAAGCATTCATCAGCAGTAATATAATCTACACAAAAATCAGTACCCCATTTAGGAATAATATTTAAGAGTTTCTTAAGTTCAGGCCTGAACTTTGACAGTCTCTTAAGCTGTTCTTTAGCTTCTCCGTCAAAGCCATAGCGCATTACACAAAAAGAATGATCAAGTCTGTATTTTGAATGCTCTTCTTCTTGTATAAACCATTTTTGTAGAGATGCTTGCCACCCCTCAGTGCTACCCGACTCTAATGCAAAAACCTGCTCTGTATGTAAGTTGATGTTATTAGCCTTATAATACTCCTGCTCTATCGGCAATAGTTCATACCCTTCTCTATCAAATTGTGTAAGTTGGCAAGTTAATAGAGTATCTTCGTTCTGTATAGGCTGAGTTAATAGTAAACCTTCTGGAAGAACGATAGTATTAGGTGTAAACATGTAATATATTAGCAGTATATAAAATAATATCAACGGTAAGTATCTAATATGGCCAAAAGCCCAAACAAAGACCAAAACTTCTATTTAGGTAATAAAAATTTACCTGCGCCAGAGACTCAGTTTGAATGGACTCAAGAAATGGTGGAGGACCTAGAAAGAGCTAGAAAATCTATATTACATTTTTCTCGTTTCTTTTATATAGTAAATCTCGATGAAGGTAAACAGCCTATTAAATTATATACCTATCAAAAACGTATATTAAAAGCTTTAGTAGAAAATAGATTTAATATTGTTTTATCTTCTAGACAGATTGGTAAAACAACGTTGTTAACTATATTTGCATTGTGGATGGTATGTTTTAACGATGACTATAGAGTACTATTAATAGCTAACAAAGAAGGTACAGCTAAAAATATATTTAAACGTATTCGTTTAGCCTATGAAATGTTACCTAACTTTTTAAAGCCAGGTGTTATAAATTACGCTAAAGAAGGTATGGAACTAGCTAATGGTAGTT